CAACCCTGAGAACATGACTTTTGCTCGGCCGCACCGTACTACGGCACTTAAAACAAAAAGTAGGATCGTAATTGAGGACTTCCAAAGTGACATACCTACTTACACGATTAGTGGTACAACAGGATTCAACCCCACAGGTAAAGCGTCCGACCGAGGAATTGCAAAGATAAAAGAAATGAAATCTTTCTTAGAAGACTATGCAGAGACTGGTGGTAACGGTAAGAAATCCGCAGACGATTTTTACTTCCACAACTTTACAAACGATGAGAGCTTTATCGTCCACTTAGCTCCCGAGGGAGTTACATATACGCAAGACGTGAACGCCCCACTAATGTATCGTTACGAGATTAAATTCGTAGTACTTAGAAAGTCTACCGATCCTGCCGATGACGATGTGGTGGCACCTGAGATTGGTAATAGGTATCCAACTGTAGGTGGCGGTGGAAGTAGTAGCTCAGGAGGAAATCCTAACCAACGTCCTGACACAGATATAAACATTGGTGGTGGGGGTCTTGTATGGAGACCTAGCCCGTTATTCCCTCCACTAGGTGGTAACTCAGGTTCAGGAAACGGAGGTAAGTACGATCCTAGTTCAGGTAATGACGACATCTACAACAAAGGTGACGGAGGTAACTACGTACCAGGAACAGGTCGTGACCCAGTTAACCCACAGAGACCTTCAGGTGTATCTTACGATTACGGTATGAGTGGACTAGGATACAACATCGGTTATTACGGAAGGTGGTATTAAGAACATGACAATTAGAAAGCCGTTAGACCTTATCAGATTCGTCTCTAGCGTCCCTGTTCTTCCCGATGGTACTATCCCATTAAATGAAATGGGAACAACGGTACAGTACACGTCTACACTTTACACACCATCGTTTAGTGTATCAGCATTAGCAAGACTGACGCTAGAAGACATCCAAAGAAATAAAATTGAACTGATTAACGTTCCACTAGACCCGAGAACAATCGTATCTCAAGTTATGAATAGTGATTTAGCTACGTATAACCCTCGTGTGTACGTTCTAGTGTGTGCCGTAGTGTTAGAGTCCTTTGCCCTTCTATACAACCTAGAGGAGCGTAATACGAACATACAGTACGTAACGAAGAAAGATATCTTGAAGATGAAACAGAACGTAAACTATATCGCAGACTACTTCGGTACCGAGAGAAAGTACCGTACGATGATTGAGACATTACGAGATATAGATATTTCAATTGGTTACTTAGAGAACCAAGTAGAGTCGGCTATGAATAAATGGGTGGTGAGATAATGGCTAAGTTTAAAAGACGTATCATCGCAGAGGGAGATACGATGCAAGCTATAGCTCAACAAGAGTTAGGGGATGTAAGTCGTTGGGTAGAGCTAGTAAGATTTAATGACCTACGACACCCGTACATCGTAGATACTGTAGCAGAGAAGTTAACGAACCCAAACCATCTTCTAACTATCGGGGATACGTTATTAATCGAAATGTCCGAAAATTCACAAAATGAATTAATGAGCGCATTGAAACGTACAACGGATTTCGATAAAGAGGAATTATACGCACTAGCTCTAGGTAAGGATTTAGATGTTCTACCAATCCCTAAACCATTCGGTAAAGCAGGTTGGGACTCAGATATTCTTGAAATGAAGGATGACGGACGAGGAGATATCGCTACGATACGTGGAGTAGAGAACTTAAAACAATCTCTATTCATTCGTCTTATCACTCCACTAGGAAGCTATATTGGTTATCCGAGGTACGGTTCTAAAGTCCATGAATACTTAGGACGTAAGAACACAGAGGAGAATGCTGCTCTACTAGACATTGAAATCGAGAGAACATTACGTACGGATGGTAGAGTACGAACAGTAGAGAAGGTTGGGCACGTTATTGATGGTAACTCGTACTCAACTACTTTCAAAGTCTTCTCTATCGCAATGGAAGAAGCATTCCTACTAGCCCTTTCAGGTGAGTTAGGAAAAGAAGGATCGTTAGTCCTTCAAGATAACTTCGTAGATAACATGATACGATAAGGAGGTTTACCCATTGAGATACAAACAAATGACAGAAATCTATGGACGATTAGTAGACCATACGATTACAAATACAAATAAGATTAATGACTTCTCTATCGGTAGCGCAGTCAGAGCAATCTACGAAGCTACTGCTAGGGAGATTGAGCAGTTATACATCCTAACGGAAGAGAACATTAGAGAAGCTATTGCAACAGGTGTATACTCTTCATTCGGGTTCCAACGTAAACCTGCACAACGAGCTTACGGTAAAGTGCAGTTGGTCTTCCACAATGCCGTACAACAAACTTTACCTCTTCCAAGGGGTACAAGGTTCACTTCTAGTTTATCGGACTACACGATGACGTACGAGACGGTAGAAGACTACTATATCCCACAAGGTACAGTTACTGCCGAAGTACAAATATACTGCACGATTACAGGAGAGATTGGTAACGTACCGAACAACGTAATTAACATTATGATGACTCCTCTAGCGAACATCAAGACAGTTACGAATGCACAAGCTTTCCAAACAGGTCAAGATGAGGAACCGTTAGAAGAATTAAAGTCTCGTTTCCGTTCTTACATTGAGTCCCTAAGTAAAGGTACAATTCCTGCACTAGAATACGGTACACGTTCCGTAATAGAGATTTCAGGTGTATGGGTTGATGAGCAAACAGGTATTGTTTACGTATACGCACACGACCGCAATGGAGACCTACCTGATGTTGTAAGAGATAAGGTTATCGCTACACTTCAGAACTACCGAGCAGCAGGAATCCCAGTTGTCGTTCGACCTGTAACACGTAAAGCAGTTAACATTGATGTTACAATAGTACTAACAGATAAGACTGCTATTACAAAGGCACTACAAGATAAGATAGTAGCCGAGATTTCGAGATACCTTAACAACATGCAGACTTCACAAAGCGTAATCCTATCTGACCTATCTAGTGTTATTAAAGGGATAGATAGACGATTAATCTACGACATTACATTTAACGATCCGAAAGCAAATGTAATCGTAGCAGGTAATGAAGTTGTTCGTGCAGGTACAGTTAAGGTTACTCTAACATAGGAGGTACATTATGTCATTTCTAAAACATCTACATCCTGGTTGGAAGATAAGCTTACAAGACAAGACAAAGGTGAATGCGGCTATCCTAGATGCGATTGACCAAGAACTTAAAGTAACAGAGTCCGATATGATTGCGAGTAAGTTCGACTTATCTTTAGAGAGTGCAACGGGGCAATGGTTAGATGAGTACGGAGATGTATTCGGGGTAGTACGGCAGGACAACGAAAATGATACGTCTTACAGAGCACGTATCATCCAGTATATCCTATTAGATAGAGGTACTATCCCTGCTATTAAAAAAGCAATCCTGGCATTCCTAGGAGACCCGAATACATACGTAAACGTCTACGAACCATTCAATAACATTTTCTTCTTGAACAAGTCGAAGCTAAACAGTAAGGACTGTCTACTAGGAGAGTACTATACAAATGCAGTTATTGATATATTCTTCGCAGATACTTTCCCTGTAGCCGTTATTGATATCGTTAAAAAGTTTAAGCCAGCAGGGGTGTCAGTATTTCTAACACGCCAACCAAAAGCGTATAACCCAACCGCACAAGTATTCACAGTGAAACAAGGGACTGATCCTGTAGCAGAAGCTATGAAGATGCAAGCTAATAGGGACAGTACGTACTTGTCAATTAGTGAATCTGCTATAATAGGTTATAAGAGGATTCACAAGATTATGTTAGCAAGACCTCTTAAAGATACAGAGAATGTTAACAACCCTCCGTTCCCTGTAGTAATGTACGGGAACAAGCCGTACGTACTAGTTCCTAGAGACAACGCAGTAGCAGAAGGAGCGAAGTGGTTATACATAAACGTAGCAGTAGAGGACACAGACTTCCAAGATAAGTCATATTCAAAAACAGGAGTGTACTTTAATCTTGTTCCGAAAGGAAGTAAGAAAGATACACTACTACCTAGCGAAGTGACTAGTGCAGGTACATCACTAGTTTCAGAGACTAGAACGTCCCAAGGTCGTAAGATGGGACTAAAAATGGACGAACAATTCATGATTCAATTTACAGTATAAAGGAGTGAAACGTTTTGGCAGATATCATTGATTTAAGCGGTATGCCGTATAATGACCGATTCGATTCTAAGAAAGGTCGCTCTAAGGCTCTCTTCCGTTCTGACAGACCATTACAACAAGCAGAACTAAATGAGATACAATCTATCGCAGAAGATAACTTAAAACGACTTGGGGATCGTGTATTCTCTGATGGTAACATTCAGACGGGTATGGCATTCACATTTGACAACGCAGAAACAAAAACGAAGATTACGGTAGAAGATGGTTTACTTTATCTAGCAGGAAAGATTCGACCATTCCATAAACAAACAATCCCGTTCACAGGCGTAGGACGAGAAAACATTGGTGTAAAAGTAGTACAGAAAATCGTTACATACAATGACGACCCTACACTACTAGACCAAACACAGAACGCACCTAGCTATTTATCTCCTGGTGCAGACCGTTTAGAGGAGCAAGTTGTACTAACGTATAACGATGATAGCACAACTATGATTTATCGTTTTGATGATGGTAAGCTATTCATCGAACCGAACCGTCCCGAGTTCTCAGGTATCATCGAAATGATCGCTCAACGTGACAAAGAGACTTTAGGCTCATATCAAGCAGAAGGTTTCAACATGTGGACAGAGAAAGGTAGAACTCCTGACACGATTGACGCAGTTATTGATGCAGGTATTGCTTACGTAAATGGCTATCGTATCCACAAGCCTACGGCAACTCGTGTAGCAATCAAAAAGTCTAAAGACTTCCGTACCATCATCCAAGAAGGAAGCACATACAGTTCTTCAAAAGGTAAGATTACTGTAGGTAGTATCTTCGTAAAAC